AGGCTCGTCACCGCGCCGGAGCTTTCGAGTGCGAGCGAATAATTGCGCTCGCCGTTGAAATCGCCCGCATATTCGAGCCGCGCGACCAGGAACCGCCCGCGCATCCGCGCACCGCTCTCGAAGCTCAGCTCATAATCGTCGAGCGTGCCGTTCATCGCATGGACGCGGATCGCGGTCTCGGCATCCGAGCCGAGGAACAATCCCGCCGCCGAGACCGAGACCGATCGCACGCCGGCGCCCGACAGCAGCTCGCGCCAGCCGCCGCTGCCCTTGTGCGTGATCACCACCGGTTCGCCATTGATTGCCATCTGCGTCGTGCGCAGACCCGCCACAGTGCGATAAGCGGGCGGGCTTGCGCCGTCGCCGATCTTGAGCAGGAAGGCGCTGCCTTTTTCCGCCGTCATGTCTTGGTCCTTTCGTCAGGGAGCCAGCAGCCGCGCCCGATAGTCGAGCGTGACGAGCCAGGTTTCGCCGATCCGCACGGTGCGGCTGCGCAGGGGGTGGAGGCTGACCAGCCGATAGCCGGTGCCGCTGCGTGGCATCGCCGCAAGCCGGGTTTCGAGCGTCGCAGTGATGGCCGAGAGGGGGCCCGCGTCTTGCGATCCATCGCGGATCGAAAAGGCCAGCCGCAGCTCGCGCCCCGGCCGGTCCTTGGTGCCCCAATCGGTCGCCAGCACATCGTCGAGCAGCACATAGGGCACTGCGATGCGCGCCGGGGCGCGATGAAACACGCCGTTGACTTGCGCCATCAGCGCCGCATCGCCCGCCAGCCAGTCGATCGCGGCCAGCGCAAAATCCTGTTCCAGGCTCATCGCAACAATCTCCCCAGCCAGCGCAAGGCAGCATTCAGCCACCAGCGGCGGCGCAGCCCGCGCCCGGTCAGGCGTATCCGCCCGGAATCGCGGACGATCACGATGTCGGGCAGGATAATGCCGATCTCGATACAGGCCTTTTCGGCCAGCGTTTCGACCCGACGTTCGCCGATCCGCGTGGCGCGGCGCAGCAACACGCTGCCGAATCGCGCGCTCACAGCCGCACCCTGCGCCAGGGCCGCCACAACGCGCCGATCATCGCGGGCGGCGCGGCATCCCCTCCATCGCGCGCCAGATGCACATGCGCTGCCAGCCGGACGATGCCCTGGCGCAAGGCCTCGGGAAGCTCGCCCCATTGCGCGGCTATCCCGGCAAGATAGCGGATCTCGACCCGGCTGGCCGATCCGGGATGCAGCACGCGCACCCGGCCGATGCCATCGGGCGACAGCTCGATCGCATAGGCTTCGCTCGGCAGGGCAAAACTCTCGCCCGCGCTGGTGACGCCCTGCACCCCGGTAATCGCGGACACCGGCGAAGCGCCCAGGCGCTGCCAGTCGCGCGCCACGGCGATGACCTCCCGGTGCTGCCGGACAAGCAGCGACTGTCCGATGAACTGTTCGCACAATTCTGCCGCGCTGCGCAGATGGCCGATCAGCACGGCATCGTCGTCGTCGCGGGTGATGTGGAGGAATGCTCTGGCTTCGGCCAGCGCCAACGGGGCAAGCGCGGCGGGTTCGCTGGTGATCATGGGAATCAGCGCGGCTCCACGCGGACCGTGACAGAGCGCTCGTCCACCTCGCCATTGGACAGGGTCACCCGGTTGGTCAGCGCATAGATGGCCCCCGGCTGGCCCCCGTCGATCGTGACCGTCGCGCTGAGCCCGTCATGCCCGTCGGAGATCACGGCAAGGCCGCCCGCCAGGGCCGGTGTCACTGACCAGCTGCTGGCAACCAGCATATTGGCACCCAGATAGGCCGCGCCCCAATCGACGCGATAATCGATCCGGCTGTCCGGATCCTTGACGAACAGGCTCATCGGCTGCTCCTGCAGATAAAGGTTGAGCGGAAACGCCGCGCTGCTCAGGGGCGGCGCGGCGAAAGCAGCCGGACTGGAGCGCCCGGCCGTTGCGTCTGAAAGGGGCGCACCATCAGCGGCATGGGCCCGGTCCGGCTGGCAGCCACGCGGCGCGCACTGCCCGATGCGACCGGCATCGAGCCAAGCGCATCACCCCGCAGCATGGGGAGCTTCCATCTGCTGTTCGGCCAGCTTCCGTGCGAGGGCTGCCATCAGGAAAAGGCAGAGCTGGTCGCTGCGAATGCCATAGCGTTCCTGCTCGCCGGTGGCCGACTGCCACGTGTCGTGACAGCACCAGCCATAGCGCCGCCAGTCGAGCCCATGGTCTTCCATGATGGCAAATGCGCTCTGGGCCCGGACGCCGAAATGACGCCGCGCTTCGTCCGGCCCCTTGGCTTCGACCGCTTCGTGCCACTGGAAGAACCCCAGCTCGGCAATGATGTCTATCGCGGCGGCGTATTCGGCCTCGCTCATGGCGCCGATCCACGATTTGTCGCGCGCGTCTGATGTGCTGATCGCGCCCGAGACCGCGTGAATCTCCGCCCAGCGCAACTGGGGACGCCCCAGCAGCACCAGATTGTCTGCGCCTGGAGCAAATCCGCGGCTGGAATAGCCGTTCAAGCTCGCTGTTGCGATCAGCACGTTCCCGCCGGGCTGGCCGCCATAAGCCGACAATCCCAATGTCCCAGCGACGCCGGTCGGGTCGGCGATCGATCCGATACCCGGCGCGCTGTTCCAGAAATCGGGATGATAGAAATGGGCGTCGCCCAGATAGAATTGCGTGCCGGCCCGGCTGTGGAGCTCGCCGCCGAATTGCAGCGAATAGCCGGCGATGCTCGGCCCGCGCACCTCGAGCCGGGCATAGTTGGCCGAACTGCCGACCCCCAGGCTGGCATTGCTGGCGACCCAGTTTCCCGCCGGATCGCGCGGCAGATAGTCATGGGCATGCGCCAGCGGCGCATAGGACCCCGCCGGCTGCTTTGCAGCCAGGGCGTCGACCAGCCCCTCGATCTGCCCGAGCGCATGGCCATGGTCCGAGCGGTCTTCGCGCATCGCGAACCAGTGCGCCGCCACGGTCAGCGTGACCGTCTTCAGCCCGGCAGAGAAATCGACGGCTGCCCCGGTCGACGAGGCAAGGACCAGATGGCGCGAGAGAGAACCGCCGCTGATCTCGCCTTCGCCGATTTCCCACTGATCCTCATGGGTTATCCCGGCAATGGAATAATGGAAGCGCGCGCCTGCGGGCACGGCATCGGCGAAGCGGCGATGGCCGGGCGTGGCACCACCCAGCGTCATCGCGCCGGTGCCGGTGCCGGTGCTGGTCTCGCGCACCAGATCGGCAAAGAAGAGTTCGCTCATCGAGGGGTGTCCATTTCAGGCGGGTAGAAAAATGCCCGCGCGGCAGGGGAGAGACCGCGCAGGCACCATCCCGGCAGGGATGTCCGGGCAAGGGTTGCGCGATCAGCTCGCGGCGAACTTCATCAGCTTGATCGCTTCGGAATTCATCACCTGGCCACCGATCCGCTTGGTCGCATAGAAATGCACGAACGGCTTGTTGGTGAACGGATCGCGCAGGATGGTCGTCGCGCTGCGCTCGGCGATCAGATAGCCCGCACGGAAATTGCCGAAGGCGATCGACAGGCTGTTCGCCGCAATGTCGGGCATGTCCTCGGCCTCGACCACCGGATAGCCGAGCAGCGTCGCCGGCTGGCCCGCCGCCAGCGAAGGCTGCCACAGGAACGCCCCGTCATCGCTCTTCATCTTGCGGATGCGCGCCAGGGTCGAGGAGTTCATCACGAAACTGGCCCCCTGGCGATAGGCGGGGCGTAGCGCATGGACCAGATCGATCAGCCGGTTTTCGGGCGAGGCACTGGCGAAATTGCCGTCCGCGCCCGAGGCGACATATTGCAGCGTGCCGAACGCGCGCGCAGCATCGTCCTGCGGCGTGGGCGTACCGGTCAGGAACCCGCGCGGGCGGTTGGTACCGTTGCCATGGATGAACGCCGCCCCCTCGGCGCGGGCGAATTCCTCGGCAATCTCGCCCGCCAGCCAGGCTTCGACATCGAAGGCGGCATCGTCGAGCATCGCCTGGCTCGCCGCCGGATTGGCGTAGAGCTCGCCCGAGGGCGGGGCGATCTCGGCAAAACTCGGCGTGTCGGTCTCGGGCCGCGCCGCCGTCTCGCTGACCCAGCCCGAGGGCGTGCCGCCGGTGGTCACCAGCTTGCGATAGCCTGCGGTGCCGGTCTGCACGACCTGCGCGATCGAGCGGATCGGCGAGATGTCGGTGAGCGTGCGGGCGATCAGCGCATCGATCTCGCGCGGGACGGCAAAGCCGCCATCGGCGCCGGTGGCCGCAGTAAAGCTCTTGATGCCGGTCTCCAGCCCGCGCCGCAGATACTGGTCGACGAAGCTCTTGGTCTCGGGTGCCTTGCCCTCGCCGCCGCTCAGCGAGGGGCGCGCACCGGTACGGGCGAGCCGCTCGATCCGCTCGCGCATCGTCGCGCTTTCGGCGCGGATCGCATCGACATCGCTCTTCACGCCATCGAGCCCGGTTTCGAGCGCGGCGATGCGCTCCTCATGCTCCTCGGCCGCGAGCAGGCTGTCGAACGAGGCTTCGAGCGGATCGGCCTCGGCCTTGAGTTCGAGGGGATTTGCGGGGTTATCCATCATTTCTTCCTTCCGTTCTGGGATTACACGGGGAAAACCCCCGGATTGCGGGCACAAAAAACCCCGCCGCAGCGGGGCAGATGGGGAAAGGCGGGGAGCATTCGGCGGTCAGCGCAGCATGTGCACCCTGGCCCCCGGCATCATCGGTACGCTGACCAGGCTCACCTCGACCAGATCGAGATCGAACAGCTCGCGCGGGGCGGTGCCCTGGGCATGGCGGACGCGGTAGCCGAAGCTGAGCCCGCGCACCGCGCCGCTGGCGAGACCGGCCAGCGCCTCGTCCGCCGCATCGTCAATTGCCGCAACCACGCGCAGCCCGCGCCGGTCCTCCTGCGCGAGCGTGACCGATCCGATGCGCCGGTCGGGCCGATGCTGCCAGAGCAAGGGCAGCGGGCGCGCGGCCTCGCCCAGCGTTCGCTGGAACGCCCCGCGCCGCACGATGTCGCCGCCGCGATCGACCCGGTCGAACAAAGCGGCATAGCCTGCCAGCCGCACGCTCATTGCACCATGTCGCCCAGGCCCAGCTGCACCGCGAGCGCCGCGAGCAGCAGCGCCATCACGCCGCGCACGAACTTGTCGAAGGTCTGCCCCCAGATACCCGACCGCGCATCGCGCCAGCCCTGCAGCAGTTCGCGCAGCTCGCGAAGGTCCTCGCCCGCACGCGCGTCGGCGAGGCCGATCCGGGCGAGCGCCCGGCCCGCACCCAGATCGCCCGCCTCTTCGACCACCGCGCGCAGCGTGGCGACATCCGCGCCTTCCTCCGCCGCCTGGGCGAGCAGGCTGGCGAGCATGTCTTCGCTTTCCATCATCATGAAATCCCCAGCATCGCCCGCTTTTCCTCAGGCGAGAGAAAGTCCGCCGCGCCGACCTGTTGCCACAGCCGCTCGCGGTCTTCGGAGAGCGCAGGCACCTTGTCCTGATCGACGGCCAGCCTGGCACCCGGCCACCAATGCGTCAGCCCTTCGGCCAGCGCGGCGGTGATCTTGTCCGCCAGCGGCAGCAGGGTGAGCCGCCACAGCGCGCGATTGGCCTCGCGATAATTGGCATAGGTATTGTCGCCCGGCAGGCCGAGCAGCATCGGCGGAACCCCGAAGGCGAGCGCGATCTCGCGCGCGGCGTTCGACTTGAGCGCGACGAAATCCATGTCCGCCGGCGACAATGCCATGCTCTGCCAGCTCAGCCCGCCTTCGAGCAGCATCGGGCGGCCCGCATTGGCATGCCCGGCAAAGCTCGCCTCCAGCTCGGCCTTCAGCCGCTCGAACTGTTCGGGGGTCAGCACTCCGCCAGGTTCATCGGGGCGATAGACCAGCGCGCCCGAGGGCCGCGCGGCATTGTCGAGCAGCGCCTGGTTCCAGCGGCTGGCGGCATTGTGCACCGCCACCGCGCGCGCCGCCGCGCCCAGACAACCCAGGCCGTAATGATCGTCGCTGGGGTGGAACGCCTTGATGTGCACGATCACCGGCGCGCCGTCGCCCTCCTGCGCCACCAGCCGCGTCGAGCTGTCGCCGACGCGATAGACATAGGCGGCGGGCCAGCCGCGCTCGTCGGGCTCGATGCTCACCCGGTCGGGGCGCAGCGCGAACAGCTCGGCGGGCCTGCCATCGGCATCGCGCAATATCTGCACATAGCCATTGCCGTGCAGCAGAAGATGCGCCGCCAGCGTCTCGAGCAGCCCCTGGCCCGCGCTGGTCGCCGCGACCAGTGCCGCGATCGCCGGATCGGACGCAAGCATCGGCGCGACGCCCACGCCTTCGGCCACCAGTCGTACCGCGCGCTGGGCGATAGGGTTCTCGCAATAGGCCGCGCGCACCTGCTCGGCCTGGCTGGGGGGCGGATCGGCCAGCGCCAGGCTCCACGGGCTGGTGAACGCGCGCGCGAGCACCGGCCTTGCAACGCCCGCGCCCTTCAGCGCGAGCGCCAGCTGCTTCCAATATCCCATATCATGTCTCCAGCGATCGGATGCGTGGGGCACCGCGCCGTCCCAGCATCAATTCGGTCAGCGCCCAGACCAGCGCATCGGCGCGATCGGGCGATCGGCCCGGCCCCTGATAGGAACCGCCCGCCATCAGGCCGCACATCTCGTCCTCCAGCCGTGCGAACGTACCGCAATGCACCACCCGGCCCGCCTCGTAGAGCGCCGCCACCGGCTCGGCCCGCGCCACCTTGCCGCGGCTCGCATGCACCAGCCGCACCGGCAGCGCGATGTTCGAGGCGCGCAGCACCGCGCCCACCATCTCGCCGCCCTGGTTGGCCTCAGCGATGATGCGGTCCGCGCCCCAGGCTTCGGAGGCCGCCGATACCGCGCGCGCCCAGCCTTCGGGCGATGCGCCTTCGACCGAACAGTCGGCCAGCACCGCCGCGCGGCCATCATCCTGCAGCGCACAGACGATGATGCCGCACGCATCGCCCGACGAGCCTGCCGGGGGATCGACCCCGATCACGACCCGCACCAGGCCCTGCGCCTGCCAGCGCACACGGCACGCCTCGATCAGGCTGCGGCTCCACAGAGCGCCCTCGATATCCTCGAGCAGCTCTCCATCAAGCTCCTGTCGCCCGAGCGCTGTGCCGCCATAATGCCGCTCGACCGCCGCGAGGAATGCGGCGGGCAGGTTGGCGCGGTTTGCACGGCTGCTACCCCGACTGATGACGAGGCCCGGGTCACCGAGCATTCGTCGCACCAGCGGCACCGCGCGCGGCGTGGTCGTGGCGCAGACCTGCGGCAGCGCGCCCACGCGAAGGCCCAGTTGCAGATTGTCCCAGGCCGCCATCGCGCGGCCCGAGGCATTGTCCCATTTCGCAATCTCGTCGCACCAGGCATGGCTATGTTCGGGTCCGCGTAGCCCCTCGGGCTCGGCTGCGGAGAACAGCACCGCCTGCGCCCCGCCCGGCCAGCGCAACCGGCGCAGCGAGGGCTCCCATTGCGGGCGCGAATCCTCCGGCGCGATCGCCAGCAGGCCGCTCTGCCCCTCGACCATGACGCTGCGCGCTTCGGCCAGGTTCGCCGCGACCAGCGCGATGCGCGCATCGGCCACCGATTCGGCGATCTGCCGGACCCATTCCGCCCCGGCGCGCGTCTTGCCGAAGCCGCGCCCTGCCAGGATGAGCCAGGTCCGCCAGTCCCCCGGCGGGGGCAACTGCTCGGGCCGCGCCCAGAACGGCCAGTGATGCGCCAGCGCTGCCACCGCGCCATCGGAAAGGCCGTCCAGATACAGCCGTGTCGCCTCGCCCGGCATGGCCGCCAGCCGTTCGGCCAGCGACAGCGCCGTCATGTCTCGCCCGCACCGGAGGCCGGGGCACCGGCATCGTCCCGGCGCGGGTCCGGCTTCGCGGTGCCATCGAGCCGCTGACGGATCTGCTCCAGCATCGCAGCAAGCTGGTCGCGCGCGTTCCTGGCATTCTGCGGGTCGGCGGGCGGATCGGCGCGCGTCTTCTCGGCGCTCTGCTTGTACGCCATCAGCAGCTTGAGGCCCTGCGCATCATCGAATTCGGTGGCCCTGCCGATGCTGCCATCGGGGCGCTTGACCGGCTTGATCGTGCCGAAGCGCGCGGTCTTGAGCATGCGGAATTCCAGCTCGTCATAGCCGGTGGCGATCGCCATCTGCCAGCCATGGCTGAACGCGGGACAGGTCGCGCGCAGCCGATAGACCGCCGACCGCGACACACCGGCGCGCTTGGCCGAAAGCGAGACGTTCGACGTTTCGGCAAGATGGTCGAGGAACGCGCACAGGCTTTCCTCCGACAGGCTGTCGGACAAGACATTCTCCGCTGGGCACAGGACGGACGAGAGAGCCTGTCGCCGGGTCAGGCCCGACTCGCTCCATCTCGATGTTCCTGATTTGTACCCAATCAGCGTGACGATGTCAAGGTAAAATAACCAATGCGGTCAATAGACCTCGTCGGGTGGCGGCGGGTCAAGCATGAGGTTCAACCGCCGCAGCGCCAGGGCGGCCAGGCGCTGGGTCTCGCTCTTGCGCCGGGCAGCCGCCAGCGGACGCGTGGCGGCGGGACGGATGATCTCGGCATCATAGGCATCGGCGACGATCAGCCCGGTGACATCGGGCAGGAACGCCTCGCCGCTGACCAGCCCAGCATCGAGCGCCGGGCACAGCCCCCAGTAGAATCGGTCGCAATGGTCGAGATACTCGCCCCATTTGGCATCGCCCAGCAGATCGGCACGCGCCACCTTGATCTCGACGATCACGATCTGCCCGCGCGCATCGATCCCCATAAGGTCGGCCCGGCGGCCATTGGGCAGCGCGACCTCGGGGGCCACCCAGATCTGGTTGCGCCGGAACAACCGGGCAATGCCGCGCGCGACCGCTGCTGCGCCGGCTGGCGGGCCGCCGGGCGAGGCGATGGGCATGATCGGCAGATCGCTCGGGTCAGTCGAGCGCAGGGATTGGGGCAGGCGCGT